ATGATACTAAGTGCAAGACAAAACGGATTCCTAATCAGTTTCCCAGAGACTTTCTTCTCAAAGGAGATAAGTAAGAAATACGAGAAATACTACAATAGTCTTATTATGCCATACGAGACAATTGAAGATTTTATGGCGTCTACTATTCAGTCAGTTACATTTAATGGATTTACTGTGCCAATGGTAAGTCAAGTTCGTCCTCTTGGTAAAATGCAGGAATTTCACAGTTCAAAGCCCATTGCAGAAATGTTTGAGCGTAAGTTTACAATTAAATTTAAGCTAAGTGATGCATACCTAAATTATTTTATCTTTTTAGATAATGCTCTTAACTACTTGGATCAAGGAAATTTAGAACCAACTAATTTACGCAGATCATTAAATGGTATTGGTAAGGCTTCGGTAGTTGATCCACAGGGTATTACAATGGATCCAATCAGGTTAACTCTCTTAAATAATGAGGGTTATGCAGTATCATCAATTGTTTTTAATCATCCAATACTTGCTGGAATGACTCAAATTTCTCTTTCCTATAATGAGAATGCGCCAAAGTTTAATACGTTTGAAGTATCATTCCAATTCTATAACTTTGATATTGCCCTAGATTTTGGTGAGGGTCTTAACTATATTGGTTAAACGTAAGAGTCTAGTGTAACACTCTTTGGAAAAGGTAAGCCTTCGTCCTTTAATTTTTCAATATAAGCCATAAGAATATCCTGTTTATTTGGATAGAGTGGAGACTTCATGAAAAGATCAAATGTTTTCTTAAAGGTATTCCATTCGCTAAAAGGTAAGGCTTCTCCAAAAATTGCCTTTGCCATATCTTCAGCAGATTCAGCAATTAGCTGACGATCCATGATTTTGTAATTTACCTTTTTCATTTCTTTAACAATCTTATAGAGACCATCCGGTCTTAACATATAACCTGTAAATTTAGAAGGTTGTGCAGGATCCCCTTCAATATCTTCTTTTCTAGCATCAAGGATTGTAAATAAGAAATAGACACGGTGCTTTGTAGTATCAAGATCCTCTTCTATATTTTTATAGAAAACATCAGTCGCTTCTTTATTTGCAGTTTGGGGTCTTACAAAAATATCAATTTGAACAGGCTCGTGATTGGTTGGAGTAAAATTAGTTGAAACAATATTAAAACCATAAAATGCTTTTGCATCAATTCCTTGAGCTTTACACAACTCAACGATTTTAGGAAGTTCTAAATCTGTGTATACCAGGCAATCAATATCTCCTGAAATAGGTTTCTGTTTCCAGCTACCAATCGGTTCACCAGGCTGGCTTCCAAGTATTCCTTGGACTACCTTATCGTTAAACTCTGCAACGATTCTTTGAATATCTTCTCTTTTAACAGAAACAGTTTCTGGAAAAGCGTTACCGCCTTCTGATATGATAAAACTGGTATATTCTAATAGGTACTTCATTATAGTGGGTTATTATTATCAATCCAAGCTTTACCATCAAGTTGGCCAGAATCTTGATCAATTGTTTTTATTAAAATTTGATCAATAACATTTCCTCTAAACATTTCCGTAGTTTTATCAAAGCTTGGAAAGTAGGTTTCAATTTCAATTTGAAAAGTTATTGTAATTTTATTATTGTCAGTATAGGAAAATTTATAGGCTTTATCATTAGTTGCCTGATCTGGAAAAACAAATAGCGCAGGGATCCGGATTCCTCTATATTGAAAATACATTACGCGATTGCTATAGAAGAGATCAAATAGTTTTTCAGTTGCTTTAAATGTTTTGTTAAGATTATCAACAATAATCTTTGCATCAAAGTTTACCTTAAGAGGAAGCGAATAGAGTCTAGCTGAATATGCTTTACTTTTCTTTGCATCATTTTCATCAAACTCATCTCGTTGAAAAGTTCCTCTAACATATTTGTTTACAAGATCTGAAGATTTTACATTAAATGAGCTTAGTGTAATAATTCCTCTTGGAATAGGATCGTAATTACCCTCTGCCATTTGAGAAATTTTACAACTAGATGGAATTCCTACAAAGAAATCTTGCATAAATCCCTCATCCGTTCCTTGATTAAAGTAGAATGGAATAGTATGTGTTTCTAGACGATCATCTCGCCAAAGCTCAACCTCCAATTGTCTATTTAGAAGATCTAATAGCGAAATTGTAAGGTTACGAAGGAATATATCCTGTGTGTTTGTATTCTTCATATAGGTTATTTATTCACCTAGAAAAATACAGTAGTGGAGCTGACGGGAGTCGAACCCGTGTCCAATCCGGCTACTTCAATGAATTCATTCACAGGCTTAGTCCATTTTTTCTAAATTGGACAAAATATCTGATTTGATGTATGTGGGAAACCCATCAGAAAAACAACCTGGTCTCGAAATTATTTAGTAGAGCTCCGACCTGTTACTCCAACTCTTTCGCCCCCTGTATAGATCGACTACGATCAGATGCTCAAGGTCAGCCTTGACTATTAAGGGAGCCACCTGGATTTGCTTTCACTTCTTTTTAAAGTCCCATGAGTGATACGGGAGCGATTAGGCAGCTACTGCTAAATCAGCACCTACGAAAGACATAGCGTCTTCGAAAGTCCAAGTTGACTTATTGTCAGTTATTATTCGTATAGGTTATTAAGGAGTTTCCAATACTAACTCCGCCTGCATTCAAAGAACTACGACCGCTTGTCAAACGCCAAAACAGCCCCATATTTCTTAGTATAATACTAAAGAATTATCTATTTGGTCTAGAGCGACGGTAAATCTTTTCCAAACCTCGATTATCCCTAATAAATAACAAAAAAGAATTCGCCAAGATGGCCGAAACACTTTCACCAACATACAAGCTTTTTAAAGGCCTTAGTGTAAACGCTGGAGATCTATATAGAGAGTCTTATCAGTTTTTACAAGAAAAATTTAAGACAAAGGGCGAAATATTTACCCTAGCTTCGCCATTTGGCCAGTTATTGGTAGTTTTACACAACTTAACTGAGCTTATACTTTTTTATATTGAAGACTCTATTACTGAACTTAACATATATGAAGCATCACGTCCTTCATCTGTATATTCACTAGCGTCATTGGCTGGACACAATCCAAGCCGTGCAATTTCTGCCGCTGGTACAATTAATATTAAACCAAGCCCAAAGGTTGATTTTGAAAAGGTTCCAGGCAATAAGTTAATTTTTACTAAATACATGAATCTAAATTGTGAAAACAATGGATTAAATTATGTATTGGAAATGGCTGGTGATGAATCCCGTCTAGATATGAAAGGTACAGTTGGTTTAAATTTTACAATTAGACAAGGAAGACTTCAACAACAAACCTATGGTGGAACTGGCGTTGCTTTTCAAAGTTTTCAATTAGGTTATCCAAATAACTTTTTAATTGATCAGTTTTTAGTTAATGTCTATATTAATGGAGAAATATGGACTAAATATGAGTCGATGTTAGATATTCCAAGAAATGCTCAAGGATATGTATGTAAAACTGGTATTACTAATGGATTGGACATCTATTTTGGTAATGGCTCCTTTGGAAAAATTCCAGAGTCTGGGTCAGAGATTATTATTGAATATTTAGTAACTGAAGGTAGCGTTGGTAATATTAATACTGATGCACTATCTGAATTAGTGTTTACCTTTACTGATACTGCTCTAAATATGATTGGAGAAGAGGTTACGCTTTCTGATATGGTTACGGTAAGCTGTCTAAATGCCCCTAATTTTGGAACAGATCCAGAATCTTTGAGTTTAACTAGACTGCTTGCGCCAAAAGCAAGTAAAAACTTTGCACTTGTTAATATTGATAATTATGAAGTCTTAATGCGAAAATTACAAATGTTTTCTTCAATTAGAGTTACGTTAGATCCTTTGGATAATCGCGTAATTAATATTTTCTTGGTTCCAGATATCACAAAGATTTTTGCAAGAGGTGTTGATTATTTTAATTTAATTGAAGATAGATTTAAATTAACAACATTTCAAAAAACCGAACTATTAAAATACATTAAGAAGTCTGGCACTGAGATGGTTTCAACCACAGTTAGATTATTAGATCCAACTCCAAGAAAATATGCACTAAATATCAGTTTAGTTACATTTTCTGATTTCGATAAAGATTCAATCAAAAGTCAAATTACAGATCAAATTGGTTCTTACTTTATTAATAGTACCCGTAAAGATCGTATTCCAAAGAGTGATTTAATTAAATTAATTGAAGGAATTTCTGGAGTAGATTCAGTTAGTATTCAAATTATTGGAGAGGCAAATGAAGCTTCTGCAATTAAAAATCCAACTTCGGTTAATCCACCACTAGTCGGGTTAGATTCATATAATGATATTATAATTCAGCCAAATGAATTTGCAATTATCAGAGGAGGTTTTAAAGATCGCACAGGACTGGTTTATGAAGCAGGTCTTTCTGACGATAAGTTATGTGCAATAAATGTATTCTTTAGAGACGAAACAAAATCTGTTTAATTATGAATAGAGATTCAATTTTTAGAAAATCAATAGAACGTAAAGAAAATCGTCTCTATGTGGGTTTTAGCTACAGAAATAAGATTATAGAAAAAACAGTATCTCCATATCTATTGGGAGTTTCAGCCTTTATGGATAAATTCTTACTAAAATTGGATGCAATCGTGTTTAACAATATTGAAGCGGTCAAAAAAATTAAAATATTTGCTAACCCAGCTCTGGATAAGAACGAGACAAAATTAAACTAAAGTCCAGTGATCAGCAAAGAGAAGAAAACACAAATAAAAAACGAACTCGAAAGTTTCTTAAGCACCTATTCTGGAGATACTTCAGAAAATGATATAGTCGACGATCGTTTTAATGAACTTGAGCAAAATCCTCCTATTGATTTTGATGAAATGAGTTCAGGTTTCAAGAAGAAAGCTCTTGAGATTACAGATTCCCTATTTAAATTTTATGTAGATTTAGGTTTAATTACTCAACACGATTACCTAAAACAAAAGAAAGAACTCGATAATATGAATATCGAGACCATGTTCTTTCAGCATAAAACTATTAAGATGGCGATTGAAAGAATTATGGAAGAAATAAATCAGGGTGCAGCGCATCCCCGTTTATTTGAAGTAATGTCACAATTACAGGATCGTCTTACCACAGTTACTAAAACACAAGCAAACTATATGTTGTTCTTAGAGGATACGTACAAGAAAATGCGTAGTGAAGTTGATTCAAAGGGGGACCAGGCCGGTCTTCCTGCCTCTTCTGTAAATGCTATTCAGGCCGGAGACTATTATATTACAGCCGGTACCAAAAATATCATGAAGGAGATTGAGAGCGACGGTTTAAATAGTGATTTTGATAATAGGCTGACCAATCCAAATGAAAAAAATTCATTGATGACGGAACGAGGCTTAGAGCATTTAATTGAAAAAGAAAATGACGATGAAGATTTAAGCTCAACTATTTTCGAAATCATCTAATTATGAAAGACTTTTTATCAAAAGGAGGAAGGACCAGTGTACAGGTATCTAGAATGGATGATACTGAAAATAGCGCGGTTTGGACTACAAAAAAAGTGGATCAGCTTCTACTAGACTTTGAAAATGGTTTAATTGATATTAAGACCATTAAGAATTCTCCATTTAAAGATAATGACCCTGCCTGGAAAAAACAAAATTTGGTTTTTGAATATACTCCAGAAGAACTTGAAGAAATTAAGAGATGCAAATCTGATGTAGGTTACTTTGCAAATAAGTATGCTCAGGTTTTAACTGAATATGGAGTAGAACAAATTGTTTTACGTGATTACCAAGAGGAAATTATTAAGGCATTTGGTGCAAACCGCTTTAATATCTTAATGGCAAGCCGTCAAATTGGTAAGACTGTAATGTCTGGCGTATTTGTTGCATGGTATCTTATTTTCCATACAGATAAAAATGTTTTAGCGGTAGCCAACATTGCAAGTACAACCAAAGAGGTTGTTGATAAAATTAAATCTATTTTTGAAAATTTGCCGTTTTTCCTAAAACCTGGCTGTATTTCAAATAACGTTATGTCGATGAAGTTCGATAATGGCTGTAGATTAATTGGACGTACTACAACCAAAAATACAGGTATTGGTTTTACTATTCACTTACTATACATTGATGAGTTTGCTCACATCTCACCAGCATACTTAGATTTCTTTTATCGAGCAATTTACCCTACTATTTCTGCATCAACTACCTCCAAGATTATTATTACATCAACTCCAAATGGTATGAATAGATTCTATGAAATCTATATGGATGCAGTAAATGGACTAA